GGCCTTCCCTGTTCTTGGCGACGTGAATGTCGGTGCGGGTCCAGTCGGTGACCCCGTTCTCGTGGGGGCAGGAGAGGAGCATGACGACGTTGGCGTCTTGTTCGATGTTGCCGGATTCGCGGAGGTGGGAGAGCTGGAGTTCGCCGCCGGGGGTTTGTTCGGCTTGGCGTCCGAGCTGGGCGATGGCGAAGACGGGGATTTGGAGGTCTTTGGCGAGGTTCTTGAGGGACCTGGTGTATTCGCCGATGAGTTCCCAGCGGGCTCTCCTGTCGCCGGGGGCGGCGTTGATGAGGCCGATGTAGTCGATGAAGGCGGCGGTGAGGCCGTGTTGGCGGTGGAGGAGGCGGGTGGTAGCTACGAAGTCTCCGATGGTGAGGTTGGCTCGGTCGTCGAAGTGGATGGGGAGCTGCCGTAGGTAGGGGGCTGCTGCGGTCATGCGGGCTTGTTCGTCGGGGGTGGGGTGGCGGCGTCGGGTGACGGCGTCTCCGGGGACGTTGGCGATGCTGGACATGATGCGGGCCCAGAGTTCACGGCCTGCCATTTCGAGGCTGGCGAAGTAGACGTGGCCGGTTTCGGTGAGGGCGGTGGCGGCTTGGACGGCTGCCAGGCTTTTCCCGACTCCTGGCCTGGCGGCGATGATGTAGAGGCCGCCGGGTTTCCATCCTCCGACGATTTGGTTGAGGTCAGGCCAGGGGGTGGGGATGAACGGGGTGTTGTGTGTGGTGAAATCGGTGAGCTGGTCTAGACACTGGGCGTTGTCCACAAGGGTCGTGGAGCCTGTGGAGACTTGGTTGAGTAGTTCCCGGATGGCGGCTTCGGCGTCGGAGGGGTCTCCGCCGGCTTCGACGATTTGGAGGCCGCGCTCGCAGGCGTCTGCGAGCTGGCGGCGGGCGGCGTCGTCGATGAGCTTGTTGGCGTAGACGCCTGCGAGGGCCCCGTGTGCGATGGCCCCGATGTCCATGATGTCTAGGAGGTAGTCGGGGGTGACGTGTGCGTCGGTGATGCTGGGGAGCTTGTCGAAGATAAGTTCCCGGGTGAGGCCTTGGCCGGGGTTCTTGGCTTTGTAGTCTTCGACGAGGCGCCAGATGGCGGCGTTGCGGGTGTCTGCGAAGTGGTGGGGGTGGACGCTGTCGAGGTCGATGAGGGCGTTTGGGTCGCCGCTGAGGGCGATGTTGATGACGGCGGTTTCGGTACTCATGGTGTCAGGGTGTTGTGGGCCCCGCCGGCGCCGAGGCGGGGCCCGCGGTGGCGGCGATTCTGGCTTGGCGTGGGGTGAGCACTGGTGTTTCCTTTCGGTTGTGCTGACGGGTTCATGGTAGGCGCCATGTCTGGGGTTGTCAAGTGGCGGGGGTGTCGAGGATCCCTGCCTGAACCAGGCGCTCAGACGTGTAGGCCAGGTCGTCTGGGCCAATGTCGGCGGTGAACGAGATGATCTTGTTGCCATACATGGTCCAGATGCGGGCGCCGAGGCGGTGTTCGCAACGGACCTCGGTGCCTCGGAAGTAGCCGGTTCCGCCGTTCATGAGATGGAGGATGAACTTGTCGAGCTTGTCGTAGTCGTCGAACGTGTAGGTCATGGTGTTCTCCTTGCTGTGTTGTGGTTAGGCGCGGCCGCAGAAGCGGTCGATCTTGGCGGCCCACTCAGGCCATGCAGGGTCGGTGGGGAGCCCCATGTAAGGCTTCCAGTAGTTGATGTACAGGTTGGGGTCGATCCCGGCTGCGATGCAGGCGTACCCGAAGTCGTCCCGCGTGACAGGCTTCCCGGTGTTGGGGTCGATGGCGGGCGCGGGAGTATCCGTGTAGGGCTCCGTGGTGTCGAGTTCGTCCTCCCAGCTGCCTGCGCGAAGCCACCTGGCCGGGTATGGGACGTATTGACGCTCAGTTCCATTGGCCTTCCATGCGGCCTTCTGGCGCTGGAGCCCATCGAGGAGCTCCTCGGGTGTGGCGCCCTGCTTCAAGGCCGCCCCGTAGGCCTTTATGGCGTCGAGTTTCTTGACCTTCTTGGGGTACTGGGACCACCACTCTTCGAAGCCGTCTGGGGGGTTCTTGGAGGGCTTCTCGACAGCCGTGGGCGTGGGCGCCGGTGCAGGGGTGGGGTCTTCGATCTCGATGGGGAGCAGGCAGTCGTCCTCGATGGAGGTGGGGGCTGTATGCGCGGCGTCACCAATGAGGTAGGGCTTCTCGGCTGGGAGGACGAACTCGGGGTGCTCAGTAGTGGCGACATTCGGGCCGACCTGGTGCTTCTCGCAGTACTCCCACCCCTCATCCGTGAGTCGAGCTCCGACAGAGCTCTTTTGCCTGTCTGGGCGCTTCATCCAGTCGGGGTGGTAGTTGGGGGACAGGGGGGCGGTCCACTCGTAGACGTTGTGGCACCAGCGGGCTCCGGGCGTGCGCTCCCGGTAGGTGCGGATCACTTTGGCTTCTACTAGTTCGTCGATGGCGTACCGGACGGCTCGCTCTTTGAGATCGGTGTCTTCGGCGAGGGTGGCGAGCCCAGGCCAGCAGATGGGGCGGCCTGGCCAGTCGTCGTTCTTGTCGTTCATGCGGGCCGCGAGCACTAGGGCTAGGACTTTGGTGCTGGGCTTCAGGCCGCGGAGTGCGGCGGCTTCCGATTCGTAGTTGCGCATGGTATGATTCCTTCCGTGTTCTCTAGGGGGCGCCAGGTTAGCATGGTCCTGGCGCCCCCGCTTTTTTACTGGGTGATGCTGAAGGCGTGGGCTGTCTGCCGGAACTCCTCGTTTGCTTCGGCCAGTAGGCGGCGGCATTCGCGCTCGTCTACCTCGCGTGCGGCGGAGATGTAAAGCTCCCCCATCTCCTCTGGCCACTCCTCGTTGGTGCAGGCGGCGATGTACTTGAAGCCAGTGATGACAGCCTCGGCGAGGTCGGGGTGCTTCGCCAGGAAAGTGACCTCATAGGAAGAGCTCTTGCCGCGCGTGGAGATGAGCCCATACTGGATGAGTTTTGAGTTCCGGCGCGTGCCCACACCGGCCGTTACGGACAGGCTGGAGGAGATGCGGGCCGATACTCCTACGACACGGCCTCCATCCCATACTGGCGTGTAGGTGCGGCCTTCATGCTTGCTGGGGCGCGAGTTGCGCAGCGGTGCGACCAGTGCCGCCCAGTAGAGGTTCTCGTACTGTGTGGACAGGTTTGAGAGCGCCACCCAGGGGACGATGGGGTAGTCGTTGCCCTGTAGTTGAAGGTCGAAGTGACGGCTGTTCCTGAAGGTGTCGCCAACTTGGTAGGTGAGACCCTTGAGGGTCAGTGCGGTGGCGGGAATGGCGATTGGGCGTGAGATGGCTGAGCGGAGTGGGTCGTTGTGTCTCATGAGAACACCTTAACTCAAAAAGTCTGTGGCCTCAAGCCCCTCCCTTCGCTCTGCACGAGAGTGCAGACATCTCTGCACGAGAGTGCAGACATCTCTGCACGAGAGTGCCAACTAACCCCTTAAGAGAACCCCTTAACAAGAACACTCTCTACGCGCATGCGCGCGCATGTGTGCGCCTCCGCTTCGCTCCGACCGTCGGACCGTTGGTCCTCGATCGTCGCCTTGACCTTCGGTCCAGTTGGTCCACGAGAGCACGGACGAAGAGATGGTTCCTCGTTGAGTCTTGTACCTGGCTCTCGTTGGCACTCGGTCACCTGGCCGCCTCTGAACGTCCCGAGAGTTCAACCTCCTGTAGTGATCCTCTGGTGAGCTTCGAGGATCAGCTTCCTGGCTACTCATCCCGTCCTTGCCTTCCTTGCTGTGCCGAGACGGGACGTGACCTTGTTGGGCTTCCTTGCCGTGAGACCAACTAGGGGTTGGGTTGTTGGTTGAGTTGGTTGGTTGTCTCTAGGTGGTTGATGCTCACCAGAGAGAGCTGCGCTGCGGCGGCGGGGCGGGCGTCAGGCCTCGGGCGCCCCGGGAAGGGGTCTAGGAGGGCTATGGGCGGCCTAACGGGGGTGGGTGTGTGTGCTGGCCTGGGTGGGGTCGTGAGAGGCGCTCAGATTGGCTCCTGCGACTTCGGGGGTGAACTGTCCGGGTTTTCCGGAGGGTTGACATCTGCGCCGGGTCGTGCGTATGCTGGTTGCGCTGATAGAGGCCCGCCTGGACGGACCGGGGTAGAGTTTCCTTTCCTCCCTCGCATTCCCGGGCGGGCCTCGCCCTTGCTTCGGGACCCGTCTTGGGGTAGACTGGCCTAGTCAGCCGACGAAAGGACTACGAGCATGGCTGCTATCGACTGGGTTAACAACCCTCCCCGCTGCGTGGACTGTGAGGGCGTGATCCGTCCTCCGCGGAGTGAGGCGTCCCAGTTCCCGGGGACGATCCCGTATGGGGCGAAGGGGCGGTGTAACGCCTGCTACAGGCGGTTGAAGCGCGGCGGCAAGCAGGCCGTGCGCATTGACTGGAGTGAGCCTCAGCACTGTAAGCGTTGCGGGGTTCGTATGCGCCCCAGGGCGGCGGTCTCTGCCGAGTGGGTGGGGACGAACGCGTACGGGAAGGGTGGCTTGTGCGGTGCGTGCATTGCCCCGAACGTGAGGCACTTCCCGACTGTGGCGGAGCTTTACGCGCAGGGGCACCCGTGCGTGGAGCCCTGCCCGCCCCCCTCAAGTAAGCGCTCCAGCGCGTGGTGAAAGGACTATCGATGCTTTATCTTCTCGTCTACGGGGACAAGAGCCGCCCCTCAGTGGATGTCATCCTCTGTGACAGTCACCCTGATGTGACTGATGAGGGGACGCTGGTGTTCAGGAATGAGGGGCAGGAGGACTTCTACGTGTACCCGGGCGACTACCTGAGCATCCAGCACGCCTACTTCGGGGGGAAGGCCGCTGAGCCGGCCTACCTGTTTGATGTTCGGGCTGGTTCTCGGTCCGTTGAGGGGAAGCCGCTCACCTACCCGGAGGACGTGAAGTGACTATCTCCTCAGTGCACAACAAGGCTGTCCTCGCGTCCTTGGACTGTGCGGTAGATGAGCTCGTGGAGGCCTTGAACATTGCCGACCAGTGCGGCGCCTATGATGTGCCGGCCCACCGGCGTGACGCCGAGCAGGATGAGGCGATCATCCGTGTCCAGGAGGGCAGGGAGGCTGTCGAGGAGTATGGGCAGTTGTTCTTCGTTGACCGGTACGGGCTGGATACTCGCATTGAGGTGGACGTGGAGGTGCCGTGATGGCTTGGAGTAGGCAATCCAGGCGCCGCAAAGAACTCCCGAAGGACTGGGACAAGATCAGGCGCACAGTCCTCCAACGGGATGGCGGCCTGTGCGTGTTCTGCGGCAACCCTGCGAACCAGGTGGATCACATATTCCCTGACGGGCCGCACGTTCCCGACAATCTTCGGGCCCTCTGCCAGCACTGCCACATGGTGAGGACGCAGCAGCAGTCAGTGGAGGCCAGGAGGCGCCGCTATAATGGGCGCAATAAGCCACGCGGCCCTAGGCCGAAGAAGAAACACCCCGGATACTTGTAGGAGGCGACGATGGGAGTTAAGGGACCGATCCCGAAGCGCAGTACTGAAGGCCACCGCACCACCCAGGCCAGGAAGCTTGAGCATGGCGTGGAGCCGGTCAATGTGGTTGCGGAGAAGGTGAAGCCACCCAAGCCGGATTCCAGCTGGCACCCCATTGCGAAGAAGCTCTGGAAGGCAGTGGAGGACTCCACGTTCACCCGCTACTATGAGCCCTCCGACTGGATCGTCCTCTACAGCGCCTGTGACGACCTGTCCAACTACAAGTTCCAGGAGCGGCGCTCCCCGACCATGTTGGCTGCCGTGAACACGATGCTCACGTCCCTGCTCCTCACCGAAGGGGACCGGCGCAGGGTCCAGATCGAGATCAACCGTGTTGACGAGTCTGCGGCCGAGTCCGCTGGCGTGGTCGCTATCCAGGCGTGGGCGAAGGCTCGGGCCGCGAAGTGACCGAGACGCTCCCCGCA